GATTGTGAAATGATTAAATGTAAAATTGTCTTATATATTAATTATAGCATCTTAAATTGAGTCTAACATGATATTTGAGTAATACCACACAAGACTAATGAGTCGCATAAGACTGATTGTGATAATGATTGTGAATCTCATAAGACTCATCATTAGTCTCAACCTACTTTCTTATGTGTCTTATTTGTATTACTATTACTTTTAATAAATTTTGATTTACGATTATAATTAATAGTAGATGGTAATACTGTATAATTAATATCTTTACAATTATCTTCTAATTGTTGAATAGAATTATATAGTTGACGATAGTATTCTGTACTATGATGATAGAATTTAAATCTTTGATGATTCATAATATACTCCTTAAATATAATTAATTAAACTGCTAACTCTAGTTGTGCTATATGATTAACACCGTTAACACTTAGACCTAACATTTGTAAATTAATAATATCTAAATCATTAAGTGTTTTCTTACCTGTTAATCTGCATAGTGCGTCTTGTTGGACTGGATCTATTACATAGTGTAAAGATCTACCGAATGCTGTCTTAACTTGTGTCTTGATGTCTTGCATGATTGTTAACTCCTTTGTCTTATACTACTATTATAGCAGTCCAACCTGAGACTGAATCAAGATTTGAGCAGTATCACACATCTTATTTGGGACACATGATTGTGAATCTTATGAGACGTAAGACGAGACGCTGACAGATGCACAGTAATAATAATACAAAATTGTAGTTGTCTATTCTTATTACCGACAAAAATAATTAATTACAGTTAATAATACTGAATAATACAGAATAATTCTGATTAATAATACCCATTGGGGGGCAGTGCGACCATGCGACGACGCATTATGGCTTCCAAAATTTATGTTATTTTTTCAGTATGGTACTGTTTTACCTTCGGTTTGGGGTTAGTGGTAGTATATTAAGAGTTATCAACTCATATGATAACCAGTAATAGGTTGAGGGAGATGTGAGTCTCCCTCTTGGGGTCGAGTCCACCCTTCTCGTCCCCTGTATACGTGAGGGATCGACTTATATCCATGTTTTGACGTTAGAATTACCCTCTAAACCCATTGCTTCTTCTCTTTGCTGCTTATTCATGCCTAATACAAGGTGATTAGCAGATCTATGAGGACAAGTAAGGAAATCTTCCAATACTGACTCCCATTCTTCTCTTTTTCTTAACTTAATTGCATCATGAGCACTAATCGACATCGCATCAGTAAAATACTTTACACCTTGTGCAAGTGTATCCAACCTATCGTCATGTTTGACTGCACCTTTCTCACGACACATCCGACTCATCTGGTAAAAGAGCATATAGAGGAGGCGACTCTCAGGTGCACTGTCTTTATTCGACCTATAGTCCCAGTCGATAACAGCACGATCCACAACAAGACGATGCTGGTTAAGGATAGGTTCAAGAGCATCAATAATTCGGTCTTCTTTCCGAACATTGGCACGAATCTCCTCGATGTCGATATGTTGTTGCGTCTGTTGAATATGTTTCTTAAATAGTTCACTTACGATACCATCTCCAAAGTTTGTCTCTATTACGAGTTTAGTTACGTTATACTTCTTACATCCTCTCAGTATGTCTAATAACGTATCGTCGCTATAACCGTCTCTATACGCTCTCATTTCGTGTAGGTATAGAAAGCCATGGCGTTGGCTAATGAAGGCTGCTGCGGTCTCGTCTGAGCCCCTTCCAGAGGGGTCTACGCTGCATATTGTTTCATCATATGGACCCCATTCTCCTTGTAGCTTCATAGGGCTGTAGAAGTAGTCTCCCGGGAGTCCTACAGTTGGTGCATCCTTTATAACATTTGCTGGATCTGAACACCAGACCACGTTATCAGGAGCAGAAGTAGGATTGACGCTAGTAACCACAAGGTCAGCCATTTTAAGAGGGAATTTTTCGGCATCACTTAAGCTTGTGTCGAGTTGAAATTGAAGCATGTAGTTTGATCGACCCATAGATGCTTCACGTTCTATCAGGTCTTCTTCGCTAAATCTGTCAGGATCTGTAACTTCCCACTCCTCTGCACCCATATCCAGATCTTCTTGTATCTGTGGTGCTAGGAGTCCTTCGTACTGACTGAGCTTTTTACGTCTTGGGTATCGGCTGGGCCAAACAAACGGTCTGTAATTCCGCTCTGCCAGCTTACGATAAACAGTAAAAGTAGTCTGAGGAGTCCCGAGATACATAATACGGCTATCGTCTTTTGGCGTAAGGATAGATTCAGCTTCGGTACATAGTTGTAAAAGTTTTTCACGCATTAACTCCGTCATACTGTTACCCGGTACTTCGACGTCATCTAATACGATGAGGTCTGCACGAGATCCAGTTAGCTGTCCTGTGATACCCACTGATTTAACAGAGGGTGCTTGGTGAGGTGTACAGTTTACGTCAAAGCTGATACGAGACCATCTGCTCTCATCAGACTTAGGCTGTAAGTAAGACAACCAAGCTGTGTCTATAATAAGTTTTTGTAGAAAGATAGACATGTTGTCTGCACGTTCTTTTGATGCAGATATAATCATAATCTTTCTTTCTGGGTCATTAAACAACGTCCAGAGTACAAATGCTCCTGTAATCCAGCTCTTACCTACCCCACGGAACGCTTGGATCTGCAAACGCTTTGGTCCGTGTTGTAAATAGTCTGCAATAGCAAATTGTGCCCGGGTCGGTGCAGGCAGACCTAGCTCTTCCCACAGTGCTTGTAGGAAAAGCTTGAAGTCGTCCTTCAGACTATTAATTATTTCATTATCAGTCATATGAGAATATTATCTCCAGTTGTTTGTCTATTGGTACAGGTTTTACACGTTTATATGTATATGTACGTAGACCTTGTTCTTTTGCTTTTTGTGTAGGAAGATCAAGAGGTAATTTTGTTTGTATAAGATCCATATACATTTTTATATTTTCTCTATGCTGTTTATGTGAAATACTAGGAGGGTGCTTTCCTGTTGTACGCATAGCTTCATTATAGTCTGCTATATTATGTAGTAAGTCAATAGCATCTATTTCTTGCTGGTAATCTAAGTCATACTGTGCTACAGTGTTTAAAACTTCTTGTTCGTCAGCTAATGGTAAATTTGCTTTAACTTCTTGTTTAATAATCTCAACAATCTGTTCAACTGACTTAAGTCTAAACTTTGTTCCGGTAATTTTTAATTTTCCAGTTTCTGCGAGCTCTGTAAGCAGTTTAACAATATAATCAGGGTCAACTCTATTACCAAACAAAGCTCTAATCTGTTTCATAGCTTCATCTATAATACGATCACCTTCTCTAACTATCTCAGCTAACTCTCTAGCTACTTCCATTCTACCTTGACGACTGCCTGTAATTTTATACATTCTTTTGTCAAACCAGCTAGCCTTACCCTCATCTACATCCTGTAAACCTAATTCTTTATAATACTGATGATGTAGTATATCATGTGGTTCAGCAGGGCGTCGAATGACTTTTTCAGTACCATCAGGTAATGTGACTTTTTGATTAAAACCTTTAGTAACAACTTGTTCTAAGTTACTCTGTGGACCACCTAAACTATCTGGATCAGTTACAGGTGAGCCGGGGTAGATATCAAACTCATTTAATAAGTTTGTAAGTTCCATCCACTCACTACCCGGTGTATCATCTAGCGGAAGACCACGATATACAGGAGCTACTACCATAGCAGCAAATCTGTGATGTAAGTTAGGCTTAGATCCAGTTAGTTTCATGTATCCGCCAAGTTCTTCTACAAAAGGAAGCTTAGTTTTTTCTCTTGTTCTTTCAAACGATGACTTAACAGTTTGACTTGGTTTAGTCTGTGCAAGCTGAGAAGTTAATCTTCTAGCTTCACCTTTTACATTCTTTTTAAGTAACCTATCATCAAAGATAAAGTTATCGTTTTCATCTTTTTTAAATCCAGCTTGGTTAAAATGTCTGTTTCTATATTCTGTAACTGACTCTTTTCTTCTGCCTTGTCCAAACGCTGGTAATCCTAGATCTATCATCTGCATATCACCAGCACCTTTGTCCTTAGCTCCTTTCATAAGTCGAGCTTGTATGACATTTAGTGGCAAGTCTCCTTCGATCAGACCAGCATTAGTTCCCGGATTCAGTGTTTCTGTAGGTGTTATACCTTGTTCTTTTAGATTTACATACTGTTCAGCTTTCTGATAACTAATGTTGTTTCGTTTAGCTATCTTGACAATCTGCTGTACTCTAGAGGTAGGCATGTTAAAGACATCTTCTGCTATCTTTGTTTTACCAAAACCTGTAGCTTCAAACTCAGCAAGTGTCTGCTTATTAGTTTTTCTTTGCTGTAGTAAGGTCTGTCCACCTTTAGACCCCGGTAAAGTACCAACTACTTTCTTACCTTTTGTTAACACAGGATCTTTTAGAACTACCTTAGTAGGCTGAGTTCTAGCCGTAAACGGTGCTAAGATTGGTGCAAACATAGCTGGAGCATTAGCAATAGTAAATAGCCTTTCAGCTTTTTTCATTTGCTGTGCATTAAATGCTTGGTTCTTTTCGTCAGCATAGAAAAATGGCTTGTTCTTGTTTTGTTTACTTATTACAAGCCTGCCTTTGCCATACCCTTCTACTTCTATTTCTCTTTCCTTTTCACCACTATCAAGCATATCTCCTAGTTCTACTGGAGTATAAGGTAACTCTTCTAGTGGGATAGGCTTAGTGTATTTTGCTACATAAGCGTTCATTTTATATGTGATAAAATAGTTTGTTCTCTATCTGTAATACCGAATGTCGACCTCATCCAGTCTTGCCATTCTCTACTACCTTTGTCCTGATTGCATCGTCGACACGAGGGTACAACATTCGCTGTTGTATCTGTACCACCTTTGCATTTAGGTCGTACATGGTCGATTGTAAGGTTGTGTAATTCATGAAATTCTCCGCAATAAACACATTGACAATTAAAGTGCTCTTTGATAGCCCTTCTCCAGAGCCGTTTAGAATCTGAACTTGTCATGGTTATTAAATTGTGTAAATAGTAATCAGGTGTTGGTAGTAATGGTGTCATTAACGTCTTTTAGATCCGCCTCTTCCACGGTTAGTTTTACGAGATTCAGCAACTATCTTGCCTCCTCTATGAGACATATCGGTCTGTTTGCCGGGTTTACGCTTTCTACGTATCTTCATCAGCTCACGTCTGTATGCCCTTTTAGCGGGTGTGTTATTAATCCGCCTATTGTCACGCCTATGCTTGAGTCGTGACTTCTTATTTCGTCGATAGAACCTAGCTGTTCTACCGGGATTGGGGCTAAGTGCCGGACCGGTTCTTGCCATATAATCTAGATTGTACTAATGTTGGATCTATTTTTGGTATGACTGAAGCTAATCTATCTAAGGGACTACCCTCAAGGGCAACACCTGTGATGTCGTTAGTTTTTAGCCAGTCACATGCGGCTTTTAAGTCTGCTGTCTTAGCTTCGCCACACCTTATTAATCTTAAAAATTCTTGGGTGACTAAGTAATGCAGCTCGTTAAAACTTTCTTCGTCTGCTTTCTTAGGTATTACTCTTGTGGTTTCTGTCATTCGATGTTTAGTCCTTTCTTAACGATTTGTAGTGCTCTGTCATCAAGTTCGTTATCTGTAGACTCTACTAGCTTCTCTAGCAGTTCAACTACAAACTTCTTAAACTTGTCGCTTTTTAGTCCTGTTAAAACTAATGGTTTGATTAATGCAAACATTATTCTTCTCCGGGTGTAATTACTTCTTTTTTAACATAGCGTCCGTTCTCGTCTCGCTTTGCAGCCTTTTTCTTAGGCTTCTTTTTAGCAGCAGCTTCTGCCTGACGTGCAGCTTCAGCTCGCTGTGCTATGATTCTTGATAATGTACTCATTAGAAAAACTTAAATTTCTTTTTTTCTGGTTTAGGTGGTAATAAAGATTGTATAGGTACGATGTCCTGACACAGGTGTGCTACCCGTGTACCCGGTCTTATGGCAAAACCTTGACGTTGCAGCTCTGCACATTTTAGTGCTCGTACAAGTTCGTAATCTAATTGCATCTTCTCCTCTTGACGCTTGGCAATACGTCTGCATTGCTCAAGACCACGCTTGTCTAGAGGAACCATAAAGTTAACTTGGAAACCCCAGTTCTCAGATAAAGTATAACTACTAGGAGACATACCCATATCTTCTCCGACTTCCCAAGGTTTTGTATGATTGCCCATATAAAATGGACTAAATGTCATAGTAGATCCATTACATGATATACTAGGACCATAGTTTTGACGTGACATTGAGCCGTTGTTCTGAAACTGTACGGCTTGGTTTGTCACGTTACCTGTAGCTGCTGCCACAGGATTTGAGCTATTATTTGTATCTCCCTCTGCAAACGCTGGTCCTACTGTGAGAAGACAGACAGCGATGTAGTAGTAGAGTTTATTGTATAGTTTCTTGTAGTATCCCATTGTTCTACGACGCCAGCAGCACGAGTTGTAACTTCTAAATTCCAAGGTAATGTGGCATCAGTTACAGTAAATACTGCATCTCCACCAGCAATACCAGCACTAGCTGCTGCTGAAACATTACTACCGCTCCATGTGTTAACGGCAGCACCGAAAACCTGACGTTGCTCGACCTCAGTTATCGTTTGGGTTGTAGTTGTTGTACTATTCATCGACCCTGTAGTAAACTGGGGCGTGACAGTATTAGCTCTTGCAACTGCGGGTGATAACAATGCTAAGAGAAGAATCAGTTTCTTCATGTCTTTGGTTTTTCTTTTGTATCTTTCTTACCGTTTCCTGTAGTCAAACCGAATGTGGCAAGTGCACCCGTAAAGACCGAAGCCACGAACGTGATATCCGCTGAAGCACCTGACTTTTTGACCATAGGTAACTCTACATAATTAAGAGTTATAATAAATCCTGACCAGATAACAACGCCTAGACGCACCATCGCACCTAGTATCTGCATCTGTTCATCATGGTCATCTATGTTTTCTTTGAGCTTTGTAAAGATTCCCTTTTTTTCTTCCGGTTTTCTTTCCATTTCTTTATCTTATTATTTAAGAACTTTGTAATTCTTTCTTTAATATCTTGTATAATAGGTGTGGCTACAGTTGTAGCTGCTACGGCTGTAACAGCTGTAATTACTGTAGGACCTAAAACTTCAGCTGGTGGTATTGGTATAGGTGGTAGGGGTGGTAAGTTTAATACAGGTGCTGGAAGTTCCTCAGTTTGTACAGGTTTTGTACCCTCTGGTTCTTTAAGATCACTAGGAGGTACAACCAGAGGTACATAACTCGGTACGTCAGCTGTAGGTAAAGGTATCTCAACTGTTTCTATTTGTACTGCATCAGGTAATACTATGGTGGGTACTTCCATTATGCAGCTTCTAATGCAGCAACTCTAGTCTCTAATGTTTCTCTCTTAGCTATTTCTTCCTGTAATGCAGCAGTGATTAAAGGTACAAGTTTACTTTGATCTATTCCCTGATAAATTGGCTCATTATTTTCATCAACTTCATCTTTAGTTCCTGTTATAGCTTCGGGAACTGCTGTTACTTCATGTGCTAAAAATCCATCTACTGTTGTTTCTGCGTCAGCAATAAAATTAAATCTTGATGGTTTCAATGTTTTTAATCTTGTTATCCCATCAGATATTGCAGTTACGTTTTCTTTTAATCTGTAATCAGAAGATGTATTATAAGATGTTG